AATTAAAAAAATGAAAGAAGATATTAAAAATCAACTCGATCAGCTTGGTGATCTTGTTGATTCCAAAATTGAAAAAGCGTTCAATTCTGCAAAAGACAATGCAAAAGGATTGATTGAAGAATCACTCAAAAGTGAAATCTCAAACCTTTCAAATGACTTTATTGCAAAGAATGATGAATTGAACAAAAGAATGGATGAAATGGAAGTTAATGCCAAAAAAACTCTTTCTGGTGTTACTCCAAAATCTTTTAAAGGTGCGCTTGATGCTGCTTTTAAAGAAGGTGTTGTTGATGGTCTAATCAAAGGAAACACCAACGCTGCACAATTTGAGGTAAAAGCTGACATGACTATGGCTGCTGATTATACTGGAGTTGTTGCTGATGAAACTGTCGTTGCTCAATTTAAATTTGACCCCAGCAGAAGCGTACACATTAGAAACTTGATCCCACAAGGATCAACCAGCGCACAAACCATTCGTTTCCCCAAGGAATCTGGATATGCTGATAACGCTGCTGCTACTGCACAAGGTTCAACTCTTGGACAGTCTGATTTCGATATTACTGCGACCAGCGTAAACTTGGAGAAAATTGGAACTTACATGAGATTGACAGAAGAAATGTTAGCTGATACTCCTCAACTTTCATCTTATCTTTCTGCAAGAGTGCCAGGAAAAGTTCTTTCCGTTGAAGATACTGAAATCTTAAATGGTGATGGATCATCTCCAAACCTTGATGGGTTGTTTACTGATGGAACTGCTTTTGTAACTGGTTCTGGAGGTGCTTTTTATCAGTCTGTTGAATCAGCTAATGAATATGATGTTTTGGTCGCTGCTTTGAACCAATTGGCACTTGCTAATTATCAAGCTGACACAATTCTATTGAATCCAACTGATCTTCATAAAATTGTATTGTTGAAATCAACTGCAAATGAGTATTTGAGACAACAAATTTATTCTGGTATTCAGCCTACAATTATGGGCATCCCTGTAACTGTAAACACAGCTGTAACTGCTGGAAAATTCCTTGTTGGAAATCTTGCACAAGCAACTCAACTTTGGATTAGAGAAAACTTGGCCATCAGCTTTAGCCGAGAAGATTCTACCAACTTCAGAGATGGTTTCGTAACTGTTAAAGCACAGGAAAGAGTAGCTTTGACAAATTACTTGCCAAACGCTATCGTACAAGGTACGTTCTCAACTGCTAAAACAGCACTTGAAACTCCCTAATTAATTTGGAGTATTTGACTTTAAAAAGGGTGGTTTAACGATCACCCTTTTTTATTGTGATATATTCTAAATGTTAAAAAAATTAAAAAAAAGTAAAAAAAGTTTTTGTATTATAAAAAAAGTATATATATTTACAAAGTAAAACAATAACAACTAAAACAATTATTATGACAACGAATCAAAAAATTTCAGAACAAACAAAAAGAAACATTGAATTTTTAACTTCAAAAGAAGGATGGGAAGAGGTGAAAAACATTCTTTCAATGGCTGCATTTAACATGAACAAAAAAGAAAGAAAAGAGTTTTTTGAAATCATGAAAAATGAGGATGAAAAAAGAAACTTTTTAATTTATCTTTTTAGTATGACTGCACTTGAAGCTGCATTAATTCAAACTGGATTAATTACACAGTAAAACAACAGGGGGGGGCAACCCCCCTATTAATTTAAATTAAATATCATGGAAAATAAAGAAAAAAATTACATTTATATTAAACCAATTTCACCAGAGGAGAACACTCGTAATATTATTAAAGCGGCCAAGGCTTTCGCAATTTTAATTGCAGGAATGTTTTTTACTGGTTACTCTTTTATACAAATATTGATTTATTTAAAAGATAAAAACCCGTTAATTTATTTAATTGATTTACTATGGATAAGATAGAAAAATTGAAACTGATATTGATAACAATATTTATTCTTTGGGCATTAAGATTGTTTTTTTTATTCGATGCCTATATTGATTCCTTTTTTATGAGTATTTTGGCAATAATGATTTATATTTCGGATTATGGAAAAAAATGATATATTTGACTATATTTATGAAGTAGTCGAAAACAATAAAGATAAGATGCAGCCAAGTGATTATTTATATTTGCTGATGAAATCAAAAGAAATACAAGATAAAATAACATCAATAGAAAATAGAAAAGATGCATATACCAGATAGAGAATTAAACGATCCTTTATTTTATCAAAGAGATTATGTCTTTGAATGTTTTGAATGTGGTCAGGAATCAGATTCGGAATTTTGTTCAAACGATTGTTTTGAAGCTTCATTAAGATAATTTTTCTTTTCATAATGTTTGTTGGAAATTTCCCCCTTAATTGGGGGATTTTTTTTTATTAACTTTGAAAACATGAACTCAAATGACATTGGCTGTTATAGTGAATACAGAATTGCATCTGCTTTAATGTCGCAAGGTTATAAAATATCAATGCCACTTAATGATTCGAGCGTTTATGATATGATTGTAGATTCAGGTTCTAAATTATATAAAATACAAATTAAGGGAACAACCAGAAAACCACAGGGAAATAGAAGGGGCGTTCAAGTTAATATTACAAGGAATAGAAAATACTCCAAAACCGAAATTGATTTTTATGCTATTTGGGTTGAATACTACAAAGGATATTTCTTTTTGAAAAATAAAAATCAAAGTGCAGTTAATTTGCACCCATTTGGAAAATATAAACAAAATTTTAATACCTTTGTAATTCAATAGATAGTCTGTGTCTATTCATAATATTGTATTTAGTTTTTGTTTTTTGCGCTGTCCAACTGGATGGCGCATTTTTTTTATCTTTGTGTTAAATTAAGAATCATGAAAATTAAAATTTTAAAAGACGTTTACACTTCAAACGGCTGGAGATATATTGGGGAAGTTCACGACCTTGATAATAAAACAGCAAAACACTATTTATCTAAAGGAATTGGAATTGAGTATAAAGAGGAGAAAGCTGTAAAAGAAACAAAAGAGAATAAAAAGGTAAGTAAAAGAACCACAAAAAAAGCTAAATAATGCCAAGCGAAAAAATAGTCTCAACAACGGGAAGCGAAATAGTCAGCACCTCTGATGCTAAATTGTACATGAGAATTGATACTTCTGATGATGATACTTTAATCGGCACAATGATTGAACAAGCGAGAATATGGTGCGAAAATTATATAGGAAAAGATATTGTAGCAAAGTCAAGGCAATATTATTTAGAAGATGTAAATAATAGATTTACCATACCATTTAGCCCATTGGATTCAATTTCAAGCATCACAGTTCAAGGAGCATCAGCCGATTATGATACTTATGGTCTATATGATGAAGTCATTGAATTAAACGAGTTGCCTGCGCAAGATATTATTGTTAGTTATACAACGCTTGGAATGAACAATGGTTTATTGCAACAAGCTATTCTACAGCTTGTTTCTACTTATTATGACAATAGGGCTGATTTTATTGTTTTACAGGGGGTGTCTTTTGTTAAAGTACCTTCTGAAGTTACGCAGATATTGCAAAGCTTTAAAAATATGTTCATTTAATGGATTCAGGAAAATTAAATAAAAGGATATTAATAAGAAGGCAAACAAAAACTTCTGATGGTTTTGGAGGCACAACCTCCACATTTTCAACAGTTGCAACAATATGGGCAAAAGTAACGGAATTAAAGGGAGAAATTCAAAAATCTGATTTTATCTCTGGGAGATACATTGAGATTGAAATAATAGTAAGGAGTAAAACAGCCGATCAATATATTTTGGCAAACGATGTAATTCAGATTCAGGGACAGTCTGGGGATTATAAAATAAATAATATTTATGAAAGTCAGGAGGATCAATTTGTAAAAATATCAGCAACAAAATTCTCATGAGAAATAAATTAGAAGCAAATAAAAAGGATTTGAAAAGGTTAATAGGCAAATTTAATTCATTAAAAAGAATGGATAAAAATGTTTTAAATCCAAACTTGAAATATTTTGCGATTGAATCACAAAACGATATCAAAAAAGATGCGCCAGTCGATACAGGTAATTTAAGGCAGCAAGTAAACGGAACTATGGTTGGAGAGTTGTCAGCGCAAGTCGAATCAATTGCATTAGCTGAAAACAATTTTGATTATGCTTTAATACAGGAATTTGGATCAAAATACCGCCAAGGGAAACCATATTTTTATCCTAATATTGAAAAAAACTTAAAGGTAATGCTGAATAATGTTATTAAAGATATTAGAAAACAATTAAAATCATAATGAGAGAAATTTTCCACCATATAAGAAAAAAGTTTATTGATGCTTTGACAAATCAGATTAGCATTTCAGGTTCTTATGTACCGATTTACAATAGAGTTCCTTTTGGTACTGCAACACCTTTTATAAAAATCTATTCCTATCAAATGGATGAAATAGATCAGAATCAATCAACTTTTAATGGCGAATATAGAACAAGGATTGAGGCGATAACATCTTTTGAAGGTGATGACGGGGGGGAGTACCAGCTTAATTTAATTGTTGATGGCATTTTAGATATTATAAGAACAAGATCGAACATTGATTTATCAACTGAAAATTTCAATGTTTACACAACTACTATTGACAGAATAAGATATTTTGAGGATAATGAAGATGATAAAACATATTTCAGAGCAATTATCGAAATATCTAACCGAATAGAAAAAGTTTCGTAAAATGGAAACTTTAGAAATATATAAATTTATAATTTCATAAAATGGAAGATTTAAAAATATATGGATTTAGCGCAATAGCATTATTAACGAGTTTAACCCCAATCAACCCATTGTTGCAAACAACTTTACTTATTTTTTCGATTGTTTATACTGGGCTTGGCATTTATAACAGAATAAAAAACAATGGCAGAAATTGATCTTGATGGTGATGGCAAATCTGATGTTAAAATTGATATTAAAACCTTGATTGGTATCGGTATGGCTTTATTTTCGATTGCTGGGGTTTATTTTACTTTACTTTCTCAAATACAAGCTATTTCAGTTTCTGTTTTGAGAATGGAATCAGAATTAAAAATGAACAGCGAATTTCGTATTAAGTGGCCAAGAGGAGAAATGGGAGCATTACCAGAAGATGCTGAACAGAATTTAAGGTTGATCTACTTGGAAAAAAACACCGATAAATATTTTAATGAAATAGATCAATTGAAACTAAAAGTCAAAGAATTAGAAGAGTGTGTAAAATAATAAATTATGAGATTTATAAGTAAAAACATTTCTTGGGATATGGCTGTAAAAAGTAAAACAGCTGAAAAACATGACATCGAAAACATCCCAAACGAGAACCAAATTCAGGAAATGAAAAAGTTGGCTAAAAATATATTTGAGCCATTACAAGAATGGGCTGGACATCCTATTCATGTAAACAGTTTTTTTCGTTCACCAGAATTGTGTTTGAAATTAAAATCAAAAGCAACAAGCCAACATACAAAAGGACAGGCAATTGATATTGATTCTTTAGGGGAAAAAACAAACGCTGACCTTTTTAATTACATAAAAGATTATTTGAAATTCGACCAGTTAATTTGGGAGTTTGGAGATGATGAAAACCCAGACTGGATTCATGTTTCTTTTGTAAATGAAAAAACAAATCGAGGCAATGTTTTAAAAGCTATTAAACATAATAAAAAAACAAAATACGTTTTCTACGATGCAGAAAAAGAAGTTTAAAGATACAGCGGTCGGTAAATTCTTACTCCAAAAGATTCCCAACGTGGTTGGTAAAATTGCAAATGACACACCTGTCGCTAGTGTAATTGAAGCAATTATAGGGGGGGCTGATATGTCTGAAAATGATAAAAAAATAGCACTTGAAAAATTAAGTATTGAAAGAGCGGAAATTGATGGGATAACAAAGAGATGGGTTGCAGATTCAAATTCACAAAGCTGGTTGGCTCGCAATGTAAGGCCACTCGTTCTGTCTGTGCTTGTTTTAAGCTATGTTTCTGGATGGTTTATGGGCTTGGACACCTCTGATACATCTGATCTATTAACTTGGGTTCTCTGCGGTTATTTTGGAGCGAGAACTGCTGATAAAATTGGCGTAAATTTTAAAAAGTAATGGCAAAAAAGATTGAAAGTAAATTTCATAAAAGAACAAAGAAAAAAAGACCTAACGTACATTCAAAAAATGCAAGTAAAGGTCAAAAGGGTTATAAAAAAAAATACAGGGGGCAAGGTAAAAAACGATAAATATGGCAACGAGAGATTTATATTCAGCAAATAATTTTCATCGAATGAGTTTCGGTGATTTTGGAATGAGAACACTTATAAAAGGAGAGGTTAATTTAACCACTCCAAGCGGTGAATATTTTTGCATGATTGAATGTATAACCTCTGCAACTTTTGATGCGACAAATGACACCCCAGCAGGCGACACCTCTTTGGTTGATTATGATCTTTTGGACGGTCAAATCATTTACGGAAACTTTACTGATATAACACTCACAAAGGGTCATATAATTTGTTATTTGCGCCATGTTCCTTAATAATGTTAAGCCTCAAAAGAACAATACAGCCGAGTGCTGGTCGATTAAGAAAATTAATTTTAAAAAAAATTAAAAATTTACTTTGGCAAAACCTAAATAAAAATTGGGATGCTGAAAATGACCAATGGGATAACGAGTAAAAAATTACTAAATTTGTAAAAATTAAAATATGGGAAGCACACTTACAGGACAAAAAATAAAAGATACCTATTTGGGCTTTATTAAAACAAGCGACAGTTTAGAGGTAAACGCCTCTGGAAAAGAATTGACAGATGGAAATGGGAATGATCTTGATATCTTTATTAATACGGGTGGTCAATTAGGATTTAGTTCAACCCCAGACTTCACGATTGATGCTGGTGGTAATACCGATGCTTTTCGTTTACCTAATGGATCGACAGCCCAACAGCCTACTGGTCAATCTGGAATAATTCGCTACAACACAACAGATTCAAAACTTGAATATTTTGACACTTCATATAAATTTATTGCTTCCGAAAACTATGTAAATACTCAAATCAATAATTTAATTGACAGTTCACCAGCTGCGCTTGACACCTTAAATGAAATAGCCGCTGCTTTAAATGATGATCCTGATTTTTACAATACAATTAATACTTTAATAAATACAAAACAGGACACAGTTACAGGAGCAGCCACAACAATTGTTTCAAGTGATTTGACTGTTTCGAGGGCTTTAATTTCCAATGCATCTGGAAAAGTAGCTGTTTCATCTGTTACAGATACCGAACTCGGTTATGTTTCTGGAGTTACTTCCGATATTCAAACCCAAATAGATGCAAAATACGATAAATCAGGCGGGACTATTTCAGGTAATGCAACAATCACAGGCAACCTCACAGTAGACACCAATACACTTTATATAGATTCTACAAATA